ACGCGCATGACACGCTTCTTCGTTTTCGGATCCCCAGAAGTGGACAGCTCCTCAAAGATGTAGTCGCTCACGCGACTCTCCTTAAGGTCGTCCATCTGGTCGTCCGAAAAGAAGCTCGAGATGGTCCTCACGTCGACGCTCTCAGTTGAGAGCACATTACGACGAGAGAAACTGATGGTTTGTTCAGCTTCATCGAAGAGAGCTTCAGTTGTGGGAGCACACCGACCACACATGGGGAGATCTTTCATGCTCGCTTCAACACCTTGGATGACATGCGTGTGCTTAAAAACCTTCGAACACTTGAGACACTCGTGAGAATGCGTCACACGATTGGTGGAAATCGCGAGTTGTGAGTGAAGCATGTCCACCTGTTCAACCTTCTTGGTCCCACACCACCGGTACAATCCGTACAGGAGGAGCGGAACAAGGGCGGCAGCAGCACACATCAGGGGGTGTTCCTTGACAATGGTTCGGACCTTGTTCATCCACTCAGCAGCAGCAGCAGCAAAAGTCTGCGAACTAACTTTCAAGGATTCCAAAAGAGAAGTGGTTTCACGTGGAACTACAACTGCAACAAGGGGAGCAATGTTGATTGAAGTAAGAACACTCTGACGTACAACGGCAACTAACTCAGCAGGGGCAGAAGCATGCCACAAATCAGGAGAATGCTCATTCACAAGCGTCTTCCACAGGCTAACGTTACTATCCCGAACTAGATTGAGGCTGTGAATCGACATGTCACGCGCAAAACGAGGGGAAAAGACGTGGTGTAGATTCTCGATCTCACTCGCAACAGACGCAATCTGTGATGACGAAAGAGAAAGCAGTTCGGACCTATTCTTAAGCTGAAGTGTATTCTGATCGAAATCAGTTTGGGAAAATTCAACCGGGTCAACTTCCCTTGGTTTCCAGTAATTTGTGATAAATTGTGGAAGCTGAGGAAGTCCAATCTGGGCAATGGGTGGAGCTGCAGCGAGATTTGCTAGAAACTCATGCATCTCTGCTGTTTTCAGGAACTTCTGCCGATACTGCTCAGTGACGAAGATGACAAATTGCCGGAACGACATCCAAGTTTCACCATTGACTTTGATGACTTCTCCAGAGATAGGATCCTCAAG